CTAATTTAACACCACTCTTGATAACAAAGTCTATAAACTTGCTAGGATACAACGGATTAACATTATTAACAAAGCTGCCAAATTTTACAAAGGCATTATAGTAAGCACTATTGCAAAAATGATCATAGTTCTTAAGAACTTTAGCACCTTGCGTAAGTTGATAAAAACGGTTATAGGCCATAAATCCTGCTTGGACACGTTTTTCAGTTTCTTGCAATGCACGGCGTTTTCTTTCGCACATATGAGCAACTAGAGTTTTCTCTTTCATAAAACTCTTACTGCAATGTACACAAATAAAAGGCTGTTCTACTAATGCAATCATTCGTATGCTTTTCTATCTTTTTTATCAAAACCCATTGCGTCGAACAATTCTTTCTTGTCTTTTTCTGTCATTAAACTGGCTAACAGTTTAACATCGTCAATCTTATATGTCGGATGCAATTCTGCCAACAGTTTTTCAATCTTATTCAATTCTTTTTTAAGTGCAGGCAAGTATGGATGAAAGCTCTTAACGCCAGCACCTACTGCGGCGTAGAGCAACCAGTGTAATTTTTCATGATTCTTACTGAGATCCCAATGATTCTTGTTGACTAGTTCATTAGTCATCTCAACAAACCATTCTTGTATATCTCTGTCTCTAGAATCAACATTACTGATAAATCTCATCAATACAAATGGACTGAATTCTTTTAATTCGGCTTCTGTTAGATTGTCATAAAAGTTATAATTTTTACTATCTACCGCAGAGAGTACTCGAGCCAAATCAAGTGCCCGTTTCTTTGGTTCTTTTTTAGGTTTCGCTGTTGCCATAATTTAAACCGGATGCCATGCTACTGTTTCTTTATCTTTGCTAAGATGATGTATTATTATACACTGTTCTAGGGCTTTTTGCAAGGTAGGATTCGTCCGGGCAGCACGCCGGATTTCTCCCCAAAGTTTATCTTCTATTATGTGATCGTGTAGTGGACGACCATCAAGAGTTCTTGGGTCTATTTTATTTTCATACTGGTATCCAACTAGTCGTCTTTCAGTCTTACCAGCTTCTCTAGCGTATATTTCTTCGCCGTTACGTTCGTATATGTAAGCGGCTCCCGGAGTTAATGTTCCCATATTTTACCAACATTTAGTATAATCTACAATTTCACTTTGGCGGCTAACTTCTTTAACGAAATAAGCACACATAGGTTTTTCACCCGAAGCTAAAGGAGTACATAATAACTGTCCGGGCTTCATCTTAGGGAAATACCACTTGATATCTGGATAGATATCTATAATGTCTATTTCATGAAATTCTGGTCTAAAGCCGTTGATAGGATTAAAACAATATGTTTTAAATCCTCGATCATTGAGACTTGTAAGTGGTAGCACTTCCATATCTGGGCCTTCGGGGTCGCCGACAATGGTACACCAATCTAAGGGCATAGTTAAGTCATACGGTCCAATTTTTAATACTGCTGCCGGGCCAGTAAAACTCTCTAGAAAGATAAGAGGAATAAAGAAATAGTCAGGATTTTGATTGTCACTGTTATCTAAAACAGAGAATCTTAAATCTTCATTTACCTCTTCAGGTAGGTCATTCAAATAGAATGTTTTGTTTTCTAAGGTTAAGATTTGCATTTAATATTTCACTTTTTGAATTTCAAACGGATAATGAGCATCTTTATAAAACTTCTTCCGTTGTGTAAGGTGCCGCTTGGCATACTTAGTTGATGCTGTTAAGTCCCAGATTTGGACGAAGTCCTTGTCGTCAGCTTTTCTAATACCTCGCCCAATACTTTGTATAACTCGGACAAAGCTCTTTCCGGGCTCCAAAAGAACCATATTAAAAATACGAGGGATATTAATACCCACAGCGGCCACACCGTAAGTCGCCACAATAATCTTGTTAGTAGCAGTTTTAACTTCGTCATATGATTCTTTTCGATCTTTAGTTTTTACAGCACCTGATATAAAGACACTGTGTGTAAGTTTTTCAGTTAGAAATTTACCGCATTCAATCCTATCTACTAACACTAGTGTGTTGCCAGTGGCCGAAATGTCATTGATAAGATTAGCAATAAATGTCAATCTATTTTCATCAGTGACTAGGTATTTTAATTCTTCTGGGTAACTACCGAATTCTTTCCATTCAGCAGTTTGGATAATGTTCACATGACAGTCACTTAACACACCTTTTTCTTGTAACTCGTGTGCTGCAACTCTGTGTACCACTTCTCCAAGACTAGCACGTAATGCTTGAAATTCATGCTCTTCTTTCGGTACAGTACCAGTCAATCCCCAACGTATAGGTGCGTTAGATAGATTATGAGTTAATAAGGTCTTTAGTACCTCAGCCTTGGCCATGTGTACTTCATCTACCATAACAGTAGCAACACCGTCGAGCAATTCTGCCAATGTTAATAGCTCAGAATCTCGGCTAGTATCTTTGGATTTTTTGTCTAAAATATTCAAACTTTGCCATGTGCAAATAGTATGTGTTTTGTTTAGATCTTTTCTGTCGCCGTAGTAAACACCCACATCAAGTTGACAGTTAATGAAGTCTTCTTCTGTTTGTTCAACTAGACTTTTGTTAGGAACAATGGTAATTGTTCGACCGTATTTTTCACAGATTTTTGCTAAAGTTGCGGTGGTAATTGTCTTACCAAAGCCGGTGGCAATTTCTTGAATACACTGCGGATTTTCTAAGAATTTATTAACAACTTCAACTTGGTCATCACGTAGTCGAATTTTATCTCCAGCAAATCTGTGTCCAACAGGCCATGTTTGATCACCCCAAAAATCTTCAAAAACTTCAGGAAAATCTAGATGGATAGGACGTCGATGATCTTCGACTTCGATGTAATAATTCTTAGCTTCGAGGTATTCTAGCACTGTTGGTAACATTGATAGGTAAGTAGTTCCTCCTAAACCAAAGAAACTAATCGCGCCATCCCATCGACCTAATTTATAACTGGGTCTATACCGTGCAGTAGGGTCCTCATACTTGAATTTTTTGACCAGTGCTTTACGTGTATCAAGATCTAAATTTTCAATCTTGATGTTTACTTCATCTTTAATAACAATTTTACAGGTCGCCAAAATTAAGAGTCCTTTGTTGCTTCTTTTCTATCATATGAATTACATTGTGATGCCATTTTAACAGATTTTTAATAGAGTAGTGAATATTATAAAAGTTAAAATTCACAACAGAATTAAATTTTACTTTTTTCTCAATTAGTGTTTTGGGAACTTTGCTACTAATAAAGACTGCTTTAGTATTTTCAGTAATGGGCGAGTTAAGATTATTTTCTCTAATAAAATTATTGAATTTTCCACCAGTTTCGGTAGGCAATCTAAACAATACACTTACTTGCTCATTAGATAGCCCAAGTGTCTTTAGAAAATCTAAAGATTGCTCCATCTTTTCTAGTTCTGTGCCTCCGGGTATAACAAAAAGAACAGGTGACAAATATTTTACAATATCTGTAATACTAGAAATTGTGGTTTTTTCCAAATTTATGGAAAATTCACCTTTTGGATCAGTCTCCAGGAATTTCTTTATCAATGGGTCGACAGATTTCCATTCTTCTGAATCTTCAACTGCTTCGTCCCATGTAAAAATTCCCAATTTTCTTGCATAGAACAAATTTTCAATAATATTCGAATTCGTAGGTTGGGCAATTTTTGGTGAAATATTCAAAAATTCCAGTTTTTCGTCATTAAAGGAAACCATCGGAACATATTGCTCAATGTTATTTTCAATTTCTCTGATTTGATTTTGATAATTTTCAAATTCTGTATCTACTTCAAAGTTTTCTTCAATGGCAATTTTATTCAATAGACCAAGGGAGTGCTCGTCGAGTGAAAAAATCCATGATTTTTGCTCTGGATCCCATTGACTGTAGTTTAGTTTTGATTTTTTTTCTCTAATCTTAGCCAATATCTTTTCGTTATATGGAAATTCTGCCTTGACTGCCTTTCCGTACAGTGAATGGGGAACAATGCTGATCTTTTTGGATGCAGATACCACCCTACGGGTCAATCTAAATGTAGGATTTTCTAAAAATGGAGAAATTTGTGTCCCAAACATAGCATCTAGCTTTAACACTTGACGTTTTAATATTTTAACAGATAATAGTTCTTGCTTTTCTGTAAAACCCAACCCTTGAGATATTTGATCATGAAAACTATGTATCAATTTTAAGTCGTATGGATTAATAGTCAAGTTCCGACTTATTGCCAACGCGATAATTAGGTCTTCAATATACATTAATTTATTATAACACATAATAAAAAGGAGAGCAAGTCTCCTTTTTGTTTACAACACTACGTCTTCTAGACCAGCTGTACGAAGTTTGATGATATTACTAAGTTGCCATTGTTTTATATCCAACGCCTTAATAATGCCTAGCCATTGGTTACGCAGCATGGCAAATTCATTGATAATTTTTTCCATATCAACAACATCAGCTTCGCCGTCGACATACTTTTCTACATCTCGACTACTTAATGCTCTTTGATAATTTTCTAGATACTTTTTAAATGCTTTACTGCGGGTACGTCTTAATTCAATATTTAAATATTCAAGTACAGCTTCAAGTTCTTGAAGTTGATTGAATCTCTGCTCAACAATACCCGGCAATTGGGATGAAGCTTTTTCCACGTTACCGTGAATCTTAACTTCATACCTTGCAGAATCTAGTTCTTTGTAAAAATAATCAATGCAGTCAGGAAGATGTGATATGTCTTTGCTTACTTTAGAGTACCATGACATTAGTAATCCTCTGCATCCTCACCATAGTCATAATCTTCTTCTTCCTCATCGTCGTCCTTAAATTCCTTAATAGCGACTTCGATTGCAGAATCAAGATGAGGATCATAACCTAGCAGACTTTCTAGCACTGATAATTCTACATCCTTGCCGATGATAAAATCGACAAATTGTCCAGCGGCTGTCTCACGACTTTTTTCCGGAATATAATCTCTAAAGGTATCCCATACTTCAATAATTAATGCTTCTTCCATTATGCCTCCTCGGTGTCCTCTATTGACATTGTAGCTGCTTGAGCAGTTGTATCATCCCATTCAGCCATCATCGTAGTTAGTCCATTCTTCTCGTTATTTTGCCATGCCTTACGGAACTGCTTAATAACTTCACCATCCTTAGTCACATATACAAGACTGTTGCCTTCTTTCTTTAGAGCGTTTTTAGCTTCAAACAAATCAACTAGCCCGCTAAACGGACTCATACCAGTTGTATATGGAATCTCTACTTGCACTGATTCAAACGGCTTTGCATAACGAGTTTTCATAATCTTACAGGCTGCACGGATACCGTTAACAGTTGTAGTTTTATTACCATCAGCGTCAGTTTTCAGTTTGAGTTTCTTCATAGCAACCACAATTGAACTTGCATACACAAATCCTTGTCCGCCACTTATCTTGTCATCTGGATCAAACATATCTTGACTAGCGTATGTGTGATTTGTACAAACCATACCCACATTCCAAGAGCCGAACATGTTAACACAGTTACGAACAAGCGATGTAAGTGCTTTAGGCTTACGGCCCATGTCACCTTTCATCTCACCTGCTTCGAATTGGTTAACGTCAGTCGGAGTCAACAACATGCCCAACGAGTCGATCACAAACAATACCTTGGGACGAGCGTCTTCGGGCATGACTTTGTATTCTTTCATGAATTCACTAATGGTTTTAGCCACGTCGTCAATCATCGCCATGTTAAGTTTAAGAAGTTTTTCTTCACTAGTGTCGACACCTAGATCAAGTAGCCATTTCTCATCAAGTGCGTTTTCACTATCAACTAGAACGACATAAATGCCTTGCTCTTGTGCGTGTCGAATAATGTTACCTGAGCAGATATAACTCTTACCTGCACCAGATTCGCCTGCAAAAACTGTTACTTTACCCAGAGGGACTCCCCTAAAGAAGTCCCCGCTGATAAGATAGTTTAGGGCGTAATTACCGGTTGAAATCCAATCGGTGGGGTCGTTAAACCCAATTCCCAAGCCATCAATACTCTTCGTAATAGACTTGCGGAACTTCGAAATATCGAAGGCCTTTCCCATAGTCTATTACTCCT